CTCCCCAATGTACGGTGGGACAACCCCGTATTAAGCCTGTTTAGTGTCCCTTGAGGCCACTGCCCTAAGGGCAGCGCTGGCGCAATGGACCAGTTTATCGGTAGCTACTGGACGGTACTTGTCACGGTACCAAGTAGGTGCCACGCGTCTGTAACGTTGCTTGTAACCATGCTTTTCAGCATAGCCATAATCAAGGTAGGTTACAGGATGACCGTGGACGCGTACGATTCCACTGAACCAGTCAGGGGCCAAGGGAGGATCATCGTCTTCAGCCAGAAGGCGTGAAAACTCTTCCACCGCTGACAGGAACTGAGGTTCAGTGAGTCCCTTAATCGAGTAATCGACTAAGTGGGAACCACGGGGCTGTGCTCCCATCGCGTAAGCGAATTGGTACACTGCCTTACTATCGCCCTTCGAGACACCATTCTTAGCACAGATCTGCCATATCCGTTTCCGGATAGCCTGAGGAAGATGATCGAAATCGATCTTCACACCAGTGGCAAACTGGTAATCGAATAGACTCTCCCAGGTGATAGCACGTTGGTCCGTTGTGAAGAACGGGGCCTGTCCATGAATGAACAGCTTACCCGCAAACTCAACAAGGTTCCCTTCGTAGCTTTTCTGCAAGGAAAGCGGAATGCCGCAGTTTTGCATTAGCTTGATATACTGCTTACGCAGTTTCTTGCTAAGCATAACAACGTCATCGCCCAAAACGCAATAGGGACTATGACCATAGCCGAGAGTAAAGCTCAAGCTCTCCAGAAGGAGATTATGAGTTAATCCGAGACAGCGGAAGGAGGGTAATGCCCCTAAGGGCTGACCCGTCGTCCACCTATCCCGGTACCCGGCATTGAGCCATGCCCCCTCAGCAACCTCGATGAAAAGCTGCCAAGAGCGCTGGACCAGATCACCCACCCTACCATCGAAGACTTCAGACCAAATGGTCTTCATCCATTGGAAAGGTAGATGATCTGTCGCTTGATGCAGATCAACAGAGCCACAATATAGGTTCTCATTAGAGATCCTCTGAGAAAGCATGTGGTCAAAACGGAATTGCTCATAGGTGCAATCCCTCCCACCAAGCTCTCTGGACCCAAGCTGCTTGAGCACTTGGGACAGCTGCAAATCAGCTGGAGCCATGCCCATCTGAAGGAAACGATTCGGAGCAGCAATGCTTCTCCGCTTCGTAGTTCCTTTCTTGGGAATATGGTGGATGTTGCCGACGTAAGACCCGTCAAGAAGCGAAGCATCTTTGGGCTTGAACCCGAGGATGGCTTCATCGTCAGTCAAGGCCCACCCCAAACTGGGGTTAAGTTGCGAAGCAACAAAGGACCAAGACTTAGGTGAAATGCCAGGGCCTCCATCGCCATACGAATAGTATGACAGCTCCTCCATCTGGTAGAAGTTCCAGAGATCCTTGTCAAGAGACTCGGATTCCATCACATCTAGCCTTCCGTTGAAATCGACATACATCTCAGGCTGTGGTTCTAACCTCACCATTTCAGCTTTTGCAGATTCATCTGATACGGGAATCACCCGGAGCAGACGTCTCCACTTACGGAGATAAGCAAGGTAATAGTCGTATGGATGATTTATAACAAAGTTATAAAACCATCGACCACGGTTGTTCGTAGCCTGTTTAGAGGCATACGATCTCCGAGACCATGCTCTTCCCCGGCATACGTGGTGGAGCCACAGCGACATAAATCGCGGTGTCTCCTTACGGATGCTCTCAGCCTTAATCAGGGTCTGGTGCTGGGATTCTGCCGCCTCTCCAACAGAGACGTTGGGATCGTTTGGGCCACAGTAAAGTTTGACAAATTGCATGAGGTACTCTGGCTGAGTATCCATGTATCTGAAAAGCTTCCTGAGCCATCCACACTTGTGGAATCCGCTCCGGTCCATCCAGAATTCCAGGTTCTGCTTGCGGTGCCTATCAGCACGATAGCCCATCAGGGTTTCTCGTAATGCTTTAAAGCGATCACAAGCAAAAGCTGAGCCATTGTTCTCAACCATCCTCTTGAAGATTCTGAGATAAAATCTCTTCATCTCCTTCGAGAGTGGAATCGAAGCCAGCACGACCTCATTCACGTGATGTTGGTGGTTTGACATGCCACCGCACCTCCTTCTTTCGGCCAGAGGCCTGAGAATGAAGGAACGCGAAAGTCGGTCACACGACTATCGGTTCCCTGATTGGGAACAGGAACCCTCCTCGAAGG